ACACCAGCGATAATACCTTTGGGGCTTTTAACCTCGTCCCAAAAAGTAGTATCCCTTTGCGCCTTTAGCTCTTCGCGTTCGGCCTTAGTTTCCTCAGCAACCTGCTGAGTGGCGTTCACCTGCTCACGCAAATTCTTTTGAATCTCGGGGCTAACTGTAGCCATTTCCTTGAGCAGCGCGATCTTGTCTTCGTCTGTTGACACAGAATCAAGAATCTTAGTCACTAGACCCGCATTAACTTCCGCCCTCCTCTTGGCAATGTTGCCGCCAGTTTCATAGGCTTCAGTAGCAGATGCTCTCTTTTGGTTTTTATCAGCCATATTAATATCCTAACCGATACCAATGTCAGGGACAAAACTAGCCGCAGTGCCCCACGGGTCTTTAGTTTCGGCGCGAGTAGTAAAATTACCCAAAGCGAACTGGTTAGCAATACCCATAGACGCGGGAGCCATCCCAGTAAGCGCGGCCAGTAACTGCTGATTAGCAGAGAGCCTGCTCTGCACCCCCTGATTAGACAGATTAATCAGTGCCTCTGCTCCACCAGACATTCGCTGTGATTCAATATTAGCCAGCTGCCGCAGGGTTTCCTGCCCTAGCGTAGCTTGGCTAATGCCCTCATAGCTGGAATCTGTCTGCCCCCGTTTGGCCAGATTAGCCCGCAGCAATCTCTCTTGGTCAGCCTGACTAGCCAGCAGATTTCGCTTGGCGACATCGGCCTGTCCCCCCACAGCCTGATTGACCAGAGCTTCCATGTCCTCGGTAATACGGAAGTCGCCACCAGTAGAAGCCAAATCACCAAGGGTAAGCTGGTCACCATACTTCATCGCTTGGTCACGCACCCACTGCTCAAAGGCTCGTTCCTCTGGCTTCTTTTGAAAGGTCCGCTGCTTTTGTTCTTCTTTCTTAGACCCCATGGGTATCTCCTATGATGTACGCGCCAAGTACATAGTTTTCTTCTAGCAAACTGCCAAACTTTTCGTGCATCTTTAAAGCCTCGGCATTGGCTCGGTGCACCCAAAACTTTATTACCCGGACTCCCAGTTCTTTCAACACACGGCGTAATCTAATCTGCAAATAGATTCCTACGCCAGTGTGCGTGTACTCCCTACTCACCGCTAAGTAATCACAGAAAGCAATCTCTCCAGATATCGCACACCATATACATGCTACAATCTTACCATTATCCTCGGCCACTAAAGTCAAGCCACCAAGTCTTCCAACATCAACGGGCAGGTAATATCCTGAACTTGCAATACACTGGTTGACCGCCTCTTCCTCCCCAGTGCGCATCAGCCTATAATTCATTACGTACTCGTTCCTGGGTTCCCGAAGAAGTTGGCATCAGTAACATCAATGGTAGTGCCATCAGGAACACCGGACACGCCCGACACAGAGGCCAATAGGCCAGTAGTTGCGCCGTAAAAGTAATTGCCCATACAAACGTATACGTCAGAAGCATTGAAATCTGATGCGCCAATAATGGCGTTATTAGAGAACATTTGTGTAGCTACCGAAGATCCCAGCTCAAAAGTACCTTCAACAGTATTGTCAGAAATTACACAAGTCGAGGAAGTGCCATCTACTAGCATATCTCCGCCAACTCTATTGTCAACAATTCGTGCACCATCGCAGGACGTTGCTGTAAAATCAGTAGTAAAATTATTGTCACTGATAATAAAATCGTCAAGCTGCTCACCAAGAAAAGTTCGAAAGTTATTTCCAGTGATGCTGCATCCAGTAACACCAAGGCCACTATTAAAATTAATACTCATGTCTTGATCATAACCAACATTATCAGCAATTTTTAGTCCATTAGTATCAGTAGTAATAGTGGCTTTAAGCGCGGACAATGCACTAAATCCATCAAAAATATTTCCACAAACAACGGCATTATCAGCATTTTTAATACTAAGCCCGTAGTCCGTTGAAGTTACTCCACCATTAAAGATATTATTTTTAATCACTATATATTCAGTAGTATAGTCAATAACTAAAAGATTACCTACACCATTAAAATAACAATTTTCAACAATAGTATTATTTGATCCATAAATATCAACAATGTCCGCCGCAGCTAGCGCAGAGGTCACCTGCAAATTGGCCATACGAAAGTTGTCGCCCGTAACATTAATCCCATATGTAGCCGTATTTGGCACATTAATTACTGAAGAATGGCCATACCCCAAGATAGTAATATTACTAAGACTAACATCAATGTCTTCAGCAGTGGCAGTATATCCAGGCTCAATAAGAATAACCCTACCACTAGATGCTGCGTTAGCAATGGCAGTATCCAAAGACAATGAGCTATTAACAACCTGAACTTTATTCAAAGAAGAAAAGTTGTTCAGGCTATAGCCATTCATGTCGATGTCGCCCTGCATAACCAGAGGATCGGCTATGTTAGCCCCGATAATTCCAGCAGCAAATGCCGCCTGCACCGCACTAATGATCTCGTTTAGTTTGGTGTCAGCAGGAGTCTCGCCGTCTGAATACGTACTAAGCGTTGGAAAAGCCATTAATCTACCTCATTACCGGAAACGATGTGGTCAATCTCCCACCCAATTAATCCGATGCTGGCATCACTAAATTCCAGCTTGAACTTTATTTCGCGCCCCCGACAATCCAGGGGGAACTCTGCAACACAGGTTGTGTATTCGCTAGGCACTACAGAGTCTGCTACCTCCCAGTCATCCCCGATAGCGTCTAGCTCAGAGGGTAGCAGAGTGATACTCCTAGACTTCCATGGATCATGGTCAACGCGCCAATACACCGTCATGTCCCATTTGCCCCTAGGGGTATGCAGGATGCGCATGGTGGACCAGCGTTTCTTCATAGACATAATCTTAGGGTCAATGCTGCGCCCGTTAATATGAGCAGACTCCAGTGAGATAGTAGCAGTATCATCCTCAAAGAAAGCATCATAAAAGATTTGGCCACTACTATTACCTATCATCAAAGCACGTTCAAAAGGGAACCCGACTGCTGCCATGGCCATGCACGTATGATTAATCTCCCACGGCCCATACCACTTCTGCCCATCTGGCGTAGTTACAAAGAGCCGACTACTATATCCAGTATCATCGGTATCAGAAAAGGATAGGTATACCAGCCCCTTAGCGGGATTATATGTTAGGCCAACATAGTCCGGCTCAGTATTAACATCTGCCGTATCCCGACCAAGGTTAGTAAACAGACCCTGAATAGGCAGCGAAACCTTGGCGTACAACAAGTCGCCGTACTGGTCAGTTGCCGTTAGCGCACTGATACCATCAGGGCCGCAAGCCCACAGGTCATTGGCTACCGGGGATACCGTTCTTTGCGAGTATGCTCCGATGTTCTCTTTGAACATGGCGCGGCTGTACTCGGTGACACCTCCCGCACCTGAAATTCGCCAAATGTTAGCCAGAGTAGTATAAACAATAAGCTCACCAGTAAATGAACGTGCAGCGGTAACATGCTCCCCATCAGCAAGTGGAATATCAATGAAACCAGCATCCAGAGGATCGTCTTCCATCCAGATACTCGCATTTCTATCGCCACTAAAGTAGAGCCTCCCAGGCTTTTCATAATCTCCGAACCCCCACACTCTCGCGTCATGCTCTAGTCCAAACCTAATATTTGGTGCGGTAGTTAGTTCTTGCAAACCATCGGTAGTGATTTTAAAAAGTCTAGTATCAGTATCCTGTTCGGCCTTATTAATTAAAAAGAGGTCACCACGAAATGAGAATAATTGACTTTGGTTGTAAATAAGGTCATCAAAACGTACCCACAAATTACTGTACGTATGGTCAATCCACAAATTCTTATCCGTCACAGCAAGCAATCGTCTACGTATATCAAAAGAATTAGGAACAAGGTTATCAAAAGTATGAATATCATTGACTTTTTCCGCCACTATTCCATCATCAAACTCCTCGTCACGAATGATGATGTTACCGATCTTCATGGTCATATAGTCGCCAGAAGCCATACCGGCATTGCCCGCTCTCACCATGGCAAGATACGTAGTAGAAAGAAAGAGTCCTCCATAATAATCAGTCCAAGTAAACTGGTCAACCTGAGCACCATCTACAGTAATAGTCGCCAGCTCATTTGTGTCAATAGAGATAGCCAGAGTATGCGGAGCTGAATCATCTAGTGTTACGCCCAAGTCCCGCTCAGTCGGGGTGCCACCACTATTAAAGTACCACAGCGAAGAGCTGGTTAGCGCGAACATGCGCGGCTTATTGGAATTAGCCTGGAAAGCAAACATTATTCCGCTACCCAATGTTGGATCTGCCGCCTTAGTTAAACTAGACGACTGAAACGACATCAAGAAAGTAAGCTTCTTCCTAGTAGCAGATAGCTCTTGGTTGGAAGGAATACCAATAAACATACTAGAGTGAATATTGTTTTCTTCCGTGGAATAGTAGGCGTAGGCTTTGACATAGCCATAGTTTTCTTGATATGCATACGCGCCACCATCATTCGAATCTGGATTAGTTATATTGTCATCATTAACTGCTAGTTGATACGCCACACTCTGCGCTGGTGAATCCGATTTATCAATCTGTGTGGGAGAATATAACGTCTGGCCCCACTGAACAAATTCTGGCCGCTTGCGCAGAATACCCTTAAGATCACAATACGCATCAGTAGTCTTGCTCAGTACATTTTCCGGCATAATAGACGGAGATGCCGTCATGTTTATACCAGTAGAGGCAAAATCACCACGAATAGTCAGCTTGCTTTCGGATCTGCGGGACATTACCGCCTCCGATACTTGCCGCGTGTACGCAGCGCGGGTTTAAATGCCAGTTTATCTTGTCCATTCAGGTTAGACTTACGGGCGTTGGCCATTTCTCGCGCCGCATCTTGCATTAATTGGCCAGATGTCTGGGCTTGTTCATGATCTCGCATAACTCGGGCGATGATGTTGTCCGTTATGGCCAAGAACATGTGCTCAGGATAGAAAACTTCCGTATCATCAGCCGTTAACTTAGCGTGTTTAGCCTCATATTCGTACTCCAGCGCGTAAATCTGGCCGCAGAAGCAGTCAATGTGGGCCAAGCGCACAGAATTATCCGTAGCTTTGCCGTGAATAGTAATATAATACGGCTCTCGTCCATCAATAGTCAAGCCATACGCCAGCTTTTTTGCCCGCATTTCCGTTGGATCAATCTCCTCTACCTCAGTTCCAGTGACAAGATTAATCATTCGCTTGCTTAAAAGCTCATTAAAGTCAGACGGCAGTTCGTAAGTATCCTGGCCCATGAACAAAGTAGTGTCCGCGTCAGTGTCGCCCAAGTATGCACGGTCCAGAGTAATCTGGCTAGCACTAGTAAAGGCCCCGATTCTATAATGTACAGTATCACTGCCAAATTGAATGGCCCGCCCAACCATAGCTGCCGTAAATGGATTGTCGGAGCTAGTTACTGCGGTGCTGCCGTAGGTCACGCCAGCCTGATATTCGTCAGTAATGGCCGATAAAGACAGTACCCCCTGCTTCCGTAGCTCGGGAACATGGCCACTATTGCTCACGCTACCAAGTACAGCGTCACACACGCGAATCAGTTTGCGCACTTCATCGGGCAAAGTACCCTCGATAGTGGACACTGCACCCCAGCCCAGTGCGTCAGATAGATAGTTGACAAACTCCAGGGCCTGCATTACACAGCACCTCCTTCAAGTGCGCTAAGTTCCCCTCCCATAGCAGGATTACCCTGTTGGGGAACCCCCGGTGTGGGGGCCTGATTTGGCGAGGTACCGCCCTGCATCTGCTGTCCCTGCTGGGCCATGGCCATCTGCTGCCTGAGCAGTGCTTCGTGCTGATTTCTATGTTGCGCGATAAGGGCCACAGTATGCTGAGGCAACTCCTCAAAAGCAGCGGATTTTGTGAACGCATCAATTTTTGCCAGATGCTCTTGGTGATTGTCAATAGGCAGCACATCAATCGGCTTGTTCATGCGCATGGCCTGAATCTCATGCTCCTGCTGCATCGGGGGATGGGAATACCCGCCCTCGCCAGGAAGCTTCGGAATCAGATGGTCAACATTCTGATTATCTGACATGTACGTGAGATAGTCCCTGAGCCTCGCCTGAGCGGCGTGGGGATCAGACTGGTACAGGGCGTCATTTGACGTATTCATGTACCTCTGCGCAGCCAGGGCGCGTTGCTGGTCACGATTAACACTAGTCAGCGACCCGGTGAACTCATACAGATAATTATTGCGCAGATCCTTGGGACTCACTCGGCGGGGGGCATCCTCACCAGTGACGCTATACCACTTGTCAATACTCACGAAACGGCCATAAAGTGGGACTACCTGGGCAATCATTTCTTTCCAAGCATTGGCTTGCAACTGCTCAACAATGGTGGACAAATGCTCCTCAGCCGCATCCATCAAAGCCATAGTTCCCCTCGCAGTACGCGGAGCATTACGGTAGTTGCTACTGCCTCCAATGCTCGGGCTGAAGGTCAGCCTGTCAGCATATCCTAGCAGGGTCTGGAAAGATGTATGGAAATTGGCCAGCGGCTCTTGGGCAAAGGCGGGGAAGACGACACTGTTTGGGTCAGCAATAGCAACTCCCATACCTGGAGCAATGCCATCTAGTAGCTGATCGTTACTGGCCAAGCCAAGATTGCTGTAGAGGAACCAGGGATTCGTCTTGATAGCCATGGCATTGGCCGTGTTGTTCATGACGTTATCAACTTCAAGGTTAATAGCGTACAGAATTTCAGCCATGCCAATGCCGTAGAAGCGGTCGGGAACCGGGATATACACAGAACTGATGAAGGGCCTCTTGCCATGCGGGAAGGTTTCGTCGTGATACTCTACTCCTGCGATCTTTCGGATTTCATCTGGCAAGAAGTAAATAACATCAATAGGCTCATCATCGCCATCCACATAATCCCGAACATAGATTTCCCAAACCATAATCTGGTTGGGGTCAATCTTTCCATCCTTAGTTGTAAGCTCAGTCCCCGTGTTGCCGGTTTCACCGATGACCTTATCTCGTAATGCGGCGGACTTGCTCTCGGGGTCAGCATTACGCTTCAGCCCCTTGAGAGCATTTAGCTCGGCCTTCGTCAGCTTCCAGTCACCATTATCGACCAGCGTTTTAATTTCATCATAAGTGTACCACGTTCTGTGCGCAACCCAATCAGCGGACTGTAAACACGCAGAGCGATACGGCAGATAAATGTCTTCTAGCTCGACAAGTTCAATGACGGGGCTATCCCGTTCAATGACGTTTCGGAATACCTTAATGTCTACCTCGTCGATTTTGTCGCTCTCTTGGAATTGTGCCCTCGCCTTGAGCTTGCGCCGGTCCTCAGTGAACTCAACTGCATACTCGTCCTCTCCAAGTTGTTTGACATCAATGACGGTATTCTTGTAGTCGCCAAGTCCAAAAATCTCCGACAGCATTTCCTCTGGAGACTTTGGGGTTAGGGCCTGGATCTGCTCACCCAGCAGATTAATGTCTCCCGGCATATACATGCTACGGAGGGTGTGCACCTCAATAGCCCTGCGCCATGTCCGCTCCCACCGGATCTTGCCCACGCTAGTCCCGTCAATGAACATATTGCGCAGATAGTTTTCAAGAGTACGGTAGAAACCAGGAATATCATTACGGAACGCCCAAGAGACGAACCGCTCGATATTTTTGATAGATTTCATGTCTACATCTACGCCACCAGGGGCAGTGATCTGCACAAAAGGATCGGCCCTCCACAAGGCCGACATCACTTTTGGCACAGCCATCTCTACCTTTTCCATGATAACGGGTAAATGTATATCCGCTGCGCCCTTCCAAGGTACCGTTGCGTCATACCCGCCGGGATCTTTATAGTACATCTCGCGCAAGTCTTCGCGCTTATCGAACAGGGCACCACGATCAGCCTCAGACTTTTTAATCTGATGCCAGAAGTATTCTCCACGTTCTTTAAGAAATGCCGGTTTAGTTTTTACCATACGTCCCGTCCTTGCCGCAACATTCGGGCTAATGAATGATACTTGGCATTGGTCATGACCATGTATCTAATGCAATCTACGCAATCATCATTAGTCTTGAGGGGCTTCTCCATAGGATCAGCACCAGTAGCCTTATGTTGCGCGGACTCTGGTTGCCATACAAAGTTCAAAAATTCGTGGACTACCCTGGGGCAGTTGTTGAAGATTACTAGCTGCGGCCCAGTACTCCACTCAAACGTTTCATCGACCATAATCATTTCATTGATCTTGTCGATGCTGGCCATGTATCCCATCTTGTACGCGGACATTAGGGATATGCCGTGTTGGCCAAAGGCCATTCTCGTTGTAGCGTTGCCCACCCGCTCAAAGGTATTAGCAGAAGTGTCAATTAGACGGAGAACTACTGGCTCTGAGTCGGCCCCTTGGTACCATGTCCCATCAGCTCGGCGTGTCCATCCCTCAACCTCTTTGATGTATTCGCTGAACTGCTTGATAGTGATAAGCGAGTCAGTATATACGTCCCGGTATATGTACCATGTGTTGTCGGGGCTAATAGCGATCCATACAGCGGCGAGAGGCTTGCGCGGCGAAGGATCAATCGCCATCATTCGGGGCCAGCTCTCCGGTATATCGAAAGGATCTACCAAGAAAGGGGGCCTAGGTTCCCACGCCTTGAATACGGCTCCCGCCAAGTGAGCGGGCTTCCCGTGCAAGCGGGACTGTAGTTCATCGGGGCGCAGCGAACGAATAAACTCGTCTACTGCTTTATCCTCAAGATGCCCCCCACGGGATTTGCGGTTGTCGTCAATGCTGATGGAGATTAATTCTGTGCTGCTGCCTGGGGTGTTCGCCTCGGCCATTAGTTCGGCCATGAAGTGAGATGCCTTGATCGGCGTTGCTGCGATCCACGCCCGGCCTGAAAAGTCAATCAATCCTCGGGTGAGCGCAATCCACTTGTCCCGTGTGGGGGGTTCATCGCTGACAACAAAATGGCCAGAAGCACCTTCTAATGCCGTTGTGGCTTGCTCCTGGCTTAGTACATGAATCACCGATCCGTTGTTAAATTCAACAGCTACAGGGTGTCCTTGATTATTCTTTTTTATTTTGGCTACACCTTTTGGTAGCCACTCTTCCATTTTCGGAAGAAATACTTGCGTCCCGGCAACCTTCAAGTTCTCCAGCAGATGATACCCGCGATTAGGAACAGGGATTGGGTTCCCATCGTCAAGCCGCACAATGCGGTCAGGGTGATCTTCTGGTAGCCAGGGCCGATATCCTAGGGAGTGTGCAATCTCCTCGACAGTTGAACACACAGATTTCCCGCTCCGGTTAGACCCAAATAGCAACCTTGTGCGGGCGTTAGAGCCAAAAAAATTTACTTGGTTTCCAACAGGTTTAAATGTTACAATCTTGTTATCTCGATAGTATCGCTCTAAGGCTTGTACGTCACGCGCAATCTTCTGCAAAGCGGAAAGTGCTTCCGCCTTATTATCAATTTTTGCCTCAGAGTCCTTCATGCACACTCCCTAATTGCGGGGGCCGGGTATCCCGACCCCCACATATTGCATTACTAGACGTTAGCACCAACAATACCACGCCAGTCCCAGGCCGCAGTAGCGCAACGGAAGCGGGAGCCAATACGGACACCAGACTTCACGTAGTCCACTTCGGACCAGTTCTCGGGGGTAATGCGCCAGTACCAATCCAGCATATGATCATCACTCAGCAGGAACCAGTCAACATCACTGGTCATGAACTGCGAAGCCACAACGGCCAGACCCTCGCGGGACACGGCGTTGATCTCATTGCTGTAATAGTTACTGGACGGAGAAGCAGTCTCCATCGTGCTGTCCAACACCTGCGCGGTCGTAAACCGCAGAGCGTTGGGAATAACGATCTTGGCAGCCTTCTGGAAAACGGGGATACCACGGTCATCCACCTGACCTTCCAGGGCCAAGATAGCTTCCTCGACTCCAGCAATAGACATGGCGGTGGTAATAATGTTATCACCAGTGGTGCCATTCAGCGTGGAGTGAGAGGCACTAACCAGGGCCACACCATCAGGCGTGGTAACACTGGTCTGTGCACTGTTAAGGACATCGTGCCCCAGGACTTCCTGAGTAGCACGGCCAGCCCTGAGCATCAGAGGCATGCGGGCGGCAACGATCTTGTTGCCTTCCTTATCCTCAATGGCCTCCTGCGACACCAGATGCTGCTTAGCATAGGTGACCACAGTGGCACGAGCAGTCGGACCCTGGATCATGTCATCCGAAGCGGCATCAACCAGCTCGGGCTTACTCTGGAACAGAGTGAAGCCACTGACAGTAGCCCCATCAATCCAGCCAGTATCGGTGGACTTGACATTCAGGAACTCGGCAAACTTCATAGGATGTTCCTTGAAGTCGTGGCCGACGATTTCTTCAAGATAAGGTTTTACGTTAGCGTAAAAATTATCAAGAGCAGTGCGGTTAAGAGCCATTAGTAGTCACCTCCTTAAGTATCAGTATCAACCATGTGGTCGAAGTTAACGAGTTTGACGCGAACAATAGGAGTCTTGTTGGCAACGTAGGTACTCGCGTTGTTCGGAATTTCCGTAGCCAGACCCTGAACCTGCACAACTACAGTAGCCGTAGAGGGGAAAGTCGCAACAAGCGCGCTTTCGTCAACAACGCCCTCACTATGGTCGGCAGCTTCGCCACCAGCAGTAACCAGAGGCCCCCAACGATTAACATCGGACGACAAGGTAAACGCACCATCCATCAGGGCGTAGAACTCCATATCATAGTCGTCAGTAATGATCAGCTCAGTCTCGACACCGGGAGTGGCATCAACATGATGGCACGCCACGCCTTCGGCCTTGAGTCCAAGAACCCACGGGATTGCATACCCGCTGGAGACAGACACAGGCCAGCCCTTATAAATCTTATCACTAGCATCAGGAGCAACACGCAACTTGCGGTACTTTTTGCACTCGGACGCGGGCTGAAGACCAAAGGGGCCATCGAAAATAGAAACAGCCATTTAACTACCCTCCTTCTAGGGTGTAAATTTTAAAGCAAAACAAACACAGGCGGGTAGCAATCGACTGCCCAATAAAAGTGTACACTTAGTCTTTGCGGCCAGGGAAGTCAGTAATGCGTGTGTGCCGAATCTCGGCACCAGTCTCGACCATCTTAAGCTGGGCATCGGCCTTAGCTTGCTTTTCGGCCTGTCGCGCATCATATCGTTCTTGACTGGCAAATGACAGCATACAGTCGCGGCCCTTCATGAAATAATCAGTCTGTTCATTCAGGCCCTGAAACTTGTCGAACAGGTCACCAAGTTGCTTTTCAACCTGCTGGCCTAGCTCGGAATCTCGGCGCACTGGTTCCCAGATACGCCATCCAAGTTTCTCATTGGCATACGGGTTCTGCCAGGAAAAGATCAGACCGGCCACCACTGGCAGATCCTCCTTTACCTTACGCATCACTTCCTGATCGTACACCTGTCGAACTTTCTTAGCCATTATTCCTCCCCTTGGTCAGCCTCTGCTCGGGCGGCGACACGTTCCAAAAAGTCTTCGTCACCAACCGGGATCAAGTTCGCCAAGTCTCGCCGCACATCGGCAGTCTTGGACAAGAACTCGTCTTCTACCTTCTTGGTCGCACCAGTAGGTTTAGCGGGTTTAATCTTTCCCATGGGATCGCCACCAGCGTCCCTACGGCCAGCAGGCTGAAGGCCCATGTCCAGGCCGACAGCGTTTGCCGCAGCAAGCAGAGAGTCTTCACGATCAAGGCCATGCTCCCCCATGTACGTGTCCACGGCCTTGTAGAACTCGGACTCCTCATCCTTAAGCTCAGGCCAGTTTTTATACGCCTGCTCGTCCATCTGCTTGGCCTTGGCCTTTTTCTCCTGAGCAGTGGTGAGCTTGGTGTACTTCTCCTCCACAGCCCGCTCGATAATCAGATCGTCCAGAGCCTCAAGCTGAGACTCCGTGACTTCCTCCAGATTCAGCGTTCGCTTGAACTGGCGCAATTCAGCCGCCGTGGCGGACTGAAAAAATTTCTCATCATACTGCATAGTTTAAAAATCCTCCCATCTGACGATCATTTCGTACACTGCGGAAATTCCGGCGATTACGCCTTTTGCGTAACCCATGGCTTCCTTGGCTTCGTGCAATGTCTCGGCCTTATCTAGTTCGGTCATTGTCTGGTTCTGCACGTTAGCCGCCACGGTTTCCTTGAGCTTTTTGAGTTCGGCCAAAATTTCTTTCTTTGTCATCATTACCTCCCGTAAAGCAAGGGGCAGAGGGAAGGCCGGGAGGAAACCTTACTGATCCTCCGACCCCTCGCCTTCGTCCATAACTTCGTAATCAGCTTCTAGCCGATCTCCCAGCTCGGCCACACGATCCTGAAGCGAACTAAGACCTTCTATGTCCACATTCAAGAACTGGAGCCGTTTGATCGAGCCGCCAACACTTTCGACAAGCTGGCGCAGGTTAGCGGGATTCAAGTCTCCGCCGATGTCACGATCATTCAGCCGGTCCGCCCGATCCTGAAGCTTGCTGGCTTGGTCGAGCAGAATACCGGCGGTCACCGCAATTTGCTGGCCGGTCGGCCCACTATGCTGCACAGAAACCAGATTGCCCTCAGCGTCCCTACGTTCCACGCGATCATGGGTGAGCGAATCCGGGGTGATCTTGTCGAGTGCCTGCTGGGCCTTCTCGGTGATCTGGCCGGCCATTTCCTCATACGCCTTGGCCCGTGCACGTTTGATGACATCATCTTCATGCTTGGCCCTGCGCAATTGATATTCAACAGTCTGGTAGGAACACCCTACCTTAGCTGCTATTTCATTATATGTAGTACCTAATGCACGTAATTTAATAATCTCTTCTCTTTTACTGAGAGATAAATTATGTCTATGCTTCTTAGGTAATCTCTTTGTCTTTCTTTTATATTTATTATTATTATTAGTACTCATATCTTTCCTTTACCTCCCTTAATAAATACTAATAGTAATTAAGGTCTTCTTTCATTATTAGTATACCATGTATTTACTATACTTTCAAGACTATTTTAAAAATAATTTATAAGTTATTATATATCAATAGAATAAAATTTACCTGTTTCACCAGATATAGTGCTTTTTACCCTGCCGGAAAGTTTAGAAATTATATGTTCAGATGGTGTGTTACACACGTGTAGAACATATTGAGGCAGTCCCCCACACATAACACAACATCTAGTGGTCCCCCACGCTCCGCATAACTACATATAGTGGCTAGATACTTACCATGCCTAATTAGGCAAAGGGCCTTTTGGCTGCCGAAGCAGTCACACCGCCTAATTGTTGGGGGGAATCGGCGCACAGGCCCCTGTGCCCCTGGCAAATCGGATAACATGGTATTAATACTCCTATATCCACATATCCACAATGCCTCGGTCCCCTGGCAAATCGGACAAAAAGGTATTAATACTACTGTATCCAGATGTCCACAATGTCTCGGCTGCCCTGGCGAACTGGACAACAAGGTATTAATACTCTTTTATCCAGTACCCGTGGCCCAGGGATTGTGTACAAATGGACACATGACGTTTTGGCAATGTGGGTATGTCACTATGTCATACCTGTCAGCAGCCCCGGTAGCCTGTCACCTTGTCATGTCACTATGTCATACCTGCTATGGC